GGGCAGGAAACAGGCAAGAATCAACCTCACAGAAAAGAGGCAATACATGAGAATGACAGAACAGGAACGACGCATCAGAATCCGGCATCTGAAAAGAATGTACCGGATAAGGGAGCGAAAAGAGAGACATGACAAAAAGGTGTCCGGTCTGTTCATGAAACGTGTTGTATTCACTTTGATTCTTGCAGCATTTATCTTTACAGTCGTGATGATATTTGTGTTTTTGCGGATGGGTTCAGAACCGTCGACACTGATTGAGAATGTATTCCGTTTTCTATCAGTCGAGGGCGGTGCAATGGCACTCATTAAGTCCGTGAAAACGGTCAAGGGAACAAAGTCAAACGGAGAAATACAACACAATGACGAACCGGAACAGGATGACGAGGAGGTACAAGGATGAAATACATCGTCGAGAATTGGTTTGTGATTGTGGGTCTGATTGCAGTATGTGCAGCGGGAGGATATGCAGTATATGTTTTCGTGAAAATGCCGTCAGACAAGCAGTTGAACAAAGTTAGAGAATGGCTGCTCTATGCAGTCACAAAAGCAGAAAAGGAACTGGGAGGCGGTACAGGTCAAATCAAACTGCGATATGTATATGATATGTTCGTCGCACGGTTCACATGGCTTGCGAGAGTGATTTCGTTCGAGGCTTTTTCGATAATGGTCGACGAGGCACTTGAGAGAATGAAAAAGATGCTTGAGAGCAACAAAGCGATGCAGACGCTTGTGAGCGGTGAGGCAGGTGAAACGGTTGAAAAGGATATGTGATTTCGCAACCGGAAACGCACACACAATCGTGCTGATATATGCAATCGTCGCTGTCATCGTATGGGTGGCGGTAAATCTGTATTTTTGGAAAATTTCTTTTGATTTAGACAGAGAAATTCGGGAAGAAATGAGAGAATACGGGGATTGCTATTCTGACACGGACGAGGCAAAATTCGGGAAACACATAACAAGGTTGACCGGACTCATCATTTCAATTCCTGCTGCGGTGATGTGGTGGTGTACACCTCTAATCGTGGCGGGATTGATGATATATGACAAGATACAAGAAAAGAATCCGGAATTGTGCGGATTCAAAGCAGACGATTTTGACAAGGAGGAAAACAAATGATTTCAAATTGCGGACATGACGAAAACGGAAGATACTCCGGAGGAAAAGCCGGAGACCAAACAGGTACAGAGTGGCAGGTTATAAATTGGTATAGTAGACCGTGGAAATGCGTTCTCCGTCACCCGAACGCAAAAGTGAGAGCGATGATTGCGAGCATGGCAAAGGCAGCAGCAGTCAATAATAAAATCGGATATTGTCAGTCTCACAGAGGTACATTTTGGACGAATCTTGCAGATTCAAATTTCGACCCTGCACAGATTACAGTTGCATGTGAGGCAGACTGTTCATCCGGTGTCGCTGCAATCGTAAAGGGTGCGGGTTACAGACTGGGGATTGACGCACTGAAAAAGGTGAGTACGGCATGTTATACCGGAAACCTGCGAGCAGCACTCAAGGCAGCAGGATTCGAGGTACTGACAGAAAACAAATATCTGACATCAGATGCGTACTTGCTTGCGGGAGATATTCTGTTGAATGATGGTGCTCACACAGCAACAAACCTCACAGACGGTGCAAAGTCATCCGGAGCGGGAGCATCCAACACAACACCAGTCAAGAGCAACACAAAGGTTGATGTTGCACACGGATTCAACAAGAGCCTTGCAGGAACATACAAGGTGACTGCATCCGGATTGAATCTCCGTGCGGGAGCAGGAACAGGAAAATCAATCCTTGCAGTGATGAATCACGACGAGAAAGTCCAGTGCTATGGATATTATAACGATTGCAACGGCGTGAAATGGTTGTATGTGGTTTATAAGAATATCGTCGGTTATGCATCAAGTAAATATTTGAGCAAATAGGAGGGAAAATCATGTTATACTATTTAGGCAAAGGAACAGAGTTCAAGAAAGAGGACTGCAAAGAGTACAAGACCATTGAGGGAGCAATGAAAGCAGCAGCAAAGGACGAGAGTTTTGTTGTGTGGGATGAAAACGGAAACGTCATCGGCTCACTCACGGACAATGTTCCGGAGGGAGCATTGCAGACAAATCCGGACGGCAGCGTCAACACATACGATGCGGACGGAAACAAGGTCGGAACAGTCGATGCGGAAACTGTTGAGAAAATGACAACATTTGAGAGTGACGAGGATGCAGCAGGGCAGCAGGAGGACGCAGAGAACGGGGGAACAGCCTCAAACGATGCAGAGACGACAAATCCTCCGTCTGAACCGGAAACGGGCGAGAATGGGGCAAATACAGAGCCACAGGACACAGAGGACGAACCGGAGGATAAAGTCATCATCCCGCAGGGAAAAATGAAAGTGACGGTCATTTGCGACGGCTCACTCAATATCAGACGTTCCGCAGCGTGGGGCAATGAGAACATCTGCGGTCGTGCTATCAGAGGACAGTCATATTATGTGAAAGAGATTCATGTTGTGGACGGAAAGAAGATGGTCAGAACAATCGGCGACCTTTACCTCTCCGGAGAATCGGAGCATGTACAATTCGAGCAGTTATAAGAGCATACAGACAAAAAAGAGGACGGCATCCGGAAACGGGTGTCGTCCTTGTGCTATAATGGATTTATGAACGTGCTTGAATTTTGGCAATCAACGCATCCTGCAAAACTTTTGAATAGTTGATACCGTAATTTTCACATGCAGTATTGAGCCATGCAGGAATACTCAAAGTTTTCTTGACCGCTTTGTCATTGTACGCACGGGCGTATTCGTCGAGGTTGACACAAATCAAATTGACAAGTGCTGCATCCTCGTCCTTTTCAACTGCATCAAGAGGGGTCGGAGCGGGAAGAACATCACCATCACGCAAGGATGTGAATAAATACTGACCGCAAGCCTCTTGAGCCATTGCGAAAGCGTCCGCAAGGTTATCTCCGTAAGTTGCTAAATCATTGAGGTCGGGGAAAATAACTGAATATTTCCCGTCGCCCTCCGGATAAAAAACAGCAGGATAAATATAATTCATGATAACGCTCCTTTCTTTAATGGGTGGCAGGTCTCATTTGAGACCCGCCTGTTTGAGTATGGAGTTGACAACCCTTTGAGGAATGTCGCCTCGATGATTTGGGATTGTAACTTTTCCCGTTTTGGTTGGGTGTTTGTATTGGTGATGTGAACCTCTCACATCTACTAACTCCCATCCGTCATTGAGGACTATTTTTTCAATTTCTCGAAATCTCATTTGTATTGTTTCCTCCTTACAAGTATATAATAACACGTATTTTACGTAATGCCAATAAAAATATACGTAAAATACGTAAAAAATAACAGAGATTTTCATACTACTAAATTGAACCTACCGACCGGAGGGGTTCAGTTAGTAGTATAACAATCATAAAAAAATAATATGAATGTTTTTGTCATGATCAACACGGATTTCCTTGACAATGGAACGCCACAATTCACGCCTCTCCGGTATAGACAAAGAATCATACACACTTTCAAAATCCATTTTCAAAAAGTTTTTCAAATACGATAAATCCTTGACGGGTCGGGAATCCTCTGCATTTATTTTCTCAAGCTGCATCAGCAATTTTTCTCTATCAAGTTTGAACTCGTCCATTGTTATGAGGTCGTTCAAATATAGGTCTTTCAATTTCTGCATTTTTCCCTCAACACTCCGGCGTTTGGCATCAGTACGCAATGCCGGAAGATTTGCGACCTCGTATTCTGCAATATAGTTTTCCAGTTCCGGACGGATGCGTTCGAGGAGCATCTTTTCAAGGGTTGTCTCAAATACAAGTTTTCGGTTCGGGCAGCGGTGCAGGTTCACACCCTGTCGGCAGCGGTACACACTGTATTTATATACGATTCGTGTTCCGTCGGAACGGACACGACCTCCTGCACGTTGCTGACATCCGCTCATGATATGGTCGCAGTCATCGCAGACAACGAGACCACTGAAAATATAATCGTGCTTTTTCCCGCTCTTGATGTTGATTTTGAGAAGTCTCTGCACATCAAAGAAAAGGTCACGGTCGATGATTGCAGGACAATAATTTTTATTATCACGAAACTCACCGATGTATTTCGTATTTGTGAGCATATTTTTGAGACTGGCAGCAGAACGGACAAGTCCGAACTCACTCTCCATGTACCGGAGTGTCATGCTCAAGTTTCCGGTCTTGCGGTAGTATTGGAAGATAGCAACGGCGGTCGGAGCATCGTCATCCGGTACAAGGTGTTTATTTACAATCGTATATCCGAGAGGAGTTGAGCCGGAGAGAACCTCCCCGTTGTCAACCTTGTCATCGAACACACCGAGGATTCGGTCGGAATCATTTTGAGCCTCAAGTTCTGCCCATATCATTGAGTTATTAACGAAAGCACGACCGTGAGGGGTTGAGGTGTCAAAATAAGGCTGCTCAATGGCAGTCCATGAAACACCGTGCTTGTCAAGAATGTCCTGCGTGTTCAGATAATGACGGAGGTTTCTGAACCAACGGTCAAGACGGGTGAAAATAATGAGGTCAATTCTACCTGCACGGACATCATCAATGAGGCGTTGAAAGTCGTCTCGTTTCAATTTCTGTCCGGAGATTCCGTCATCAATGTATGTGTCAACGAGAATCATGTTCTCGTGACTGTCTATGTATTTTTGCCCTGTTGCTAATTGATCACGCATGGAATCTCCGTCCTTGACCTGCTTGTCGGTCGAAACACGGATATAGATTGCCACACGGAGCAGGATTTTCTCAACAGGAGCGGTTGTTTTACGTCGCATTTTATCAACTCCATTCAAAAAAAGGTATAAAAATAAAACCTATGCACAAGCACGGTTTTATGATAAAATGAGACTTGCGGGGTGACATTTTATCGCCGTGCTTATACGGAGGTATATGTTATCTAAAGAGCGGTTTCCATTGGCGTGGAGGCTGCTCTTTTTTATTTACATTTCTATTCGTTCAAATGACGTTCTTTGACGATTTTTCTATATTTGCGACCGATAATGACGCAAATCACACCAACGGCAACAGCCACGATTCCACCAACAGGAACAGCAAGCAGCAGGAGCAATCCTAAAAGTGCAAGGATAACACCGAGAACAATCATGAGTGTTCCGCAAACATTATACATGCGGTCGGAGTATTCCTTTTTCTGCGGAACGGCATGAGGAACATTTGCAGCAGATTTTTGAGTTGTCGATGCTGCCTCTTTTACAAGGTCAGATACACCGACGGTCGTTCTGTTATAAACTGCGTTGTATGCTGCCTTTTTCGGGTCGTTGACGATTCCCATTCCCTTTTTACCATAAAGGGGATTGACCGCCTTTTTGACCTGCCGTTTGACTTTTCCGGTTGTTCGTGCCTTGATGCTTTTTTTGACATTTGGTTTCCGGACACCGTATTTCATGAACGCACCTCCATTTCTATAACTTTTCGTTCTGTACACTTTCCTTGAGAAAGGAGGTGTGCAGGATGAAAATTCTCGTTTGGGAAATGAGAACCTCAAAAGGGTTCACATTGATGGAGTTATCGAAGAAATCCGGAATCGGAAAATCTACGATAAACAACATCGAAAACGGTAAGGTGTCGCCGACATTATTTCAGCTTGAAATGATAGCGATTGCATTAGGCGTGAAAATCACCGACCTGTTTGAATCCGAATACAAATAATTGTATCACATTGCAGCGGGATTCCGGCAGCAGGAGGAACGATTTCCACGATTATGGAAATCAACCTCGATATTTCCACAATGATGGAAATATATGATACACTGTAATCGGAAAGGGGGTGTTCCCCTTGAATTACAAAGAGGCTATTGTTGAAATAGTCGGGAAGATACAAAACGAACGCATCCTAAAGAGGATATATAAATTCGTGGCGTATCTGTACACCCATGAGGCTGACAGTTGAAAAGACTGTCAGTCTTTTTCTTTATTATTTTGTGTGAACTCAATCGCTTTTTTCATTAAGCGGTCGAGTGCTGCGATGTCATCATCGCTCAATTCAAGCATGAATTTGAAAAGGTTTTTTCGTGCCTCGTCCTCACCCGCCACATCGGAAAAACGGGTGTTTTGATGCAAAGCGCGGTCAATGTCCGCCATGCTCACGTGCTTACAGTGGCAGAGCTCTTCGTTTACTGCGTAGTCCATAGAATCCTCCTGCTATAAACGGGCTTGCGCCGGGGTTGCGACATCCGAAGCGATCACCCGTTCCGAACCGTCTTATTTCCCAAAGTACCGCTCCAGCAGACCCTTCAAAGCGCGGCCGTGACGGGCTTCGTCGCGG